ATACAAAATCTAGCTATTGCCTTACCTAAAGTTCCGAAAAGTGTGTATAGCAACGATAAAAACAAGTGGGTAAAACAAGAGTATCCTAAAGAGCTTAGTAGAATAAAAAATATATTTGACTGGAGAAACTATCCAGAAGCAAATAAAGATCAGTGGTACGACTATATAGACGAAGAGTTCAAAAGAAGAGAAGAAGGCTTTTGGTTTATGAACAACGGTAAACCAACTTACATAGTAGGTACGCACTATATGTACTTGCAATGGAGCAAGATAGATGTTGGTGCTCCAGATTTTAGAGAGGCTAACAGATTGTTTTATATATTCTGGGAAGCTTGTAAAGCAGATAAAAGATGTTATGGTATGTGCTACCTAAAGAACAGAAGATCAGGGTTTTCGTTTATGTCATCTGCAGAAACAGTTAATTTAGCCACTATATCGAGTGATAGTAGATATGGTATCTTATCTAAAACAGGTGCTGATGCTAAAAAAATGTTTACAGATAAAGTAGTACCAATAAGTATAAACTACCCTTTCTTTTTTAAACCCGTACAAGATGGTATGGATAGACCAAAGTCAGAGCTAGCATATAGAGTACCAGCTAGTAAGTTTACAAGAAAAAAGATGGCAGCTACAGATGGTCTAGAAGAAATAGAAGGTTTAGATACAACTATTGATTGGAAAAATACAGGTGACAATAGTTATGACGGTGAAAAACTAGCGTTACTAGTGCATGATGAAAGTGGTAAGTGGGAAAGACCTGATAATATATTAAACAACTGGAGAGTTACAAAAACTTGTTTAAGATTAGGTAGTAGAATTATAGGTAAGTGTATGATGGGTTCAACATCAAATGCTTTAGACAAAGGAGGCGATAACTTTAAAAAATTATACAATGCATCAGATGTCACTAAAAGAAATAGAAATGGTCAGACAAAGTCTGGTTTATACTCTCTGTTCATCCCAATGGAATGGAACTACGAAGGATTTATTGATGAACACGGAATTCCAGTTTTCACTACTCCTGACACAGATGTCTTCGCCCCAGACGGTGAACTAATAGATATAGGTGTAATAGATAGTTGGCAAAACGAAGTTGATGGTTTAAAGTCAGATCAAGATGCTTTAAATGAATTTTACCGTCAGTTTCCTAGAACCACAGAGCACGCGTTTAGAGATGAAACAAAAAATAGTATATTTAATCTAGTTAAAATATACGAACAAATAGATTACAACGAAGAGATGTCTAGAACACTAGGTGTTACTCAAGGTAATTTCCAGTGGGTTAATGGTGTAAAAGATTCACAAGTAATATTTTACCCAGATCCAAAAGGCAGATTTAAAGTTAGCTGGGTTCCAACTCAGCAACTACAGAATAGAGTGGTACTTAAAAACGGTATAAAATACCCTGGTAATGAACACATGGGAGCATTTGGTTGTGACTCTTATGATATATCAGGAACTGTAGATGGAGAAGGTTCTAAAGGAGCATTACACGGCTTAACCAGGTTTAGTATGGAGGACGCTCCTGCGAATAGCTTTTTTTTAGAATACTTATCAAGACCACCTACAGCTGAGATATTCTTTGAGGATGTTCTAATGGCATTAGTATTTTACGGGATGCCTATACTTGCAGAGAATAATAAACCTCGTCTCTTGTATTATTTAAGACGTAGAGGATACAGAGGTTTCAGTATGAACAGGCCTGATAAAATATGGAACAAATTATCTGTGGCTGAAAAAGAAGTAGGTGGAATACCAAATTCAAGTGAAGATATAAAGCAAGCTCACGCTGCTGCAATTGAAATGTACATTCAAGATCACGTAGGTATTAAGCAGGATGGAACTCTTGGAGATTTATATTTCAACGATCTACTAAATGATTGGAGTAGATTTGATATAAACAAAAGAACAAAGTTTGATGCATCAATAAGTTCTGGCTTAGCTATAATGGCTAACAACAGGCATTTGTACGCTCCAAACTCAAAGGTTGAAAAACCTAAATTAAACATAACAGTTTCTAAGTATAGTAATACTGGAGCTAATTCACAAATAATAAAATAAATATGGCAGAGTCTGGCATTAAAAGTTATTTTCCAAGTCAAACCGTAAGCGATGCTGAGAAGCTTAGTTATGATTATGGTTTAAAGGTTGGTAAAGCAATAGAGCAAGAGTGGTTTAATGATAGTAGAAACATGAACCGCTATAGGTCTAATCAAAATAATTTTCACAGTTTAAGATTGTACGCTAGAGGCGAGCAGTCAATACAGAAATATAAGGATGAGTTATCTATAAATGGTGATTTGTCCTATTTAAATTTAGACTGGAAACCGGTGCCTATTATATCTAAGTTTGTTGATATAGTTGTAAATGGTATAGCCGAAAGAACTTACGATATAAAAGCTTTCTCTCAAGATACATATGGAGTTGCTAAGCGAACAAAGTATATGGAATCTATACTTTCAGACATGAGAACAAAAGAATTGAATGAATTTTCTAAGGAAGCTTTTGGAATATCTATAGCTGAAAACGATGAAGACACTCTACCTGAAACAAAAGAAGAGTTAGAACTACACATGCAGCTAACTTATAAACAAGCTGTAGAGCTAGCAGAAGAACAAGCTTTAAATGTTTTATTTGAAGGTAGTAAATATGAACTAATTAAAAAGCAGTTTTACTATGATTTAACTGTTTTAGGTATTGGGGCTGTTAAAACAAGTTTTAACACTTCCGAAGGCGCTGTTATAGATTATGTTGATCCAGCTAATTTAGTTTACTCTTATACTGAATCACCATATTTTGATGACATATATTATGTAGGCGAAATAAAAACTATACCTGTAAATGAATTAGCCAAACAGTTCCCTCATTTATCAGAGTCTGATCTTGAAGATATTATGAAAAATAAATCTACCAATAGATCTAACTACAATTCAACGCACACTTACGACAAAGAAGACAACAATACAATTCAAGTTTTATACTTTAACTATAAGACTTATATGAATGAAGTTTATAAGGTAAAAGAAACTGGCACTGGTGCAGATAAAATAATACCTAAAGATGATACTTTTAATCCACCACAAGACAAAGAAGGTGGATATAGTAGAATGCTAAGATCTATAGAGACTCTTTATGATGGAGCTATGATTTTAGGTACTGATAAACTATTGAAATGGGAAATGGCATCAAATATGATGCGACCTAAAAGTGACTTTACTAAAGTAAAAATGAACTATGCTATTGTAGCACCTAGAATGTATAATGGTAAAATAGATTCATTAGTAAAACGTATTACAGGTTTCGCTGATATGATTCAACTTACCCATCTAAAATTACAACAAGTTATGTCACGTATGGTTCCGGATGGTGTTTATTTAGATGCTGATGGTTTAGCGGAGGTTGATTTAGGTAATGGAACTAATTATAATCCTCAAGAAGCTTTAAACATGTTCTTCCAAACTGGATCTGTAATTGGTAGATCATTTACAAGCGAAGGTGATATGAATCCTGGCAAAGTACCTATTCAAGAAATTACATCTGGATCTGGTGGTAATAAAATGCAGGCTCTTATAGGTAATTATAACTATTACTTACAAATGATAAGAGATGTGACCGGGCTTAATGAAGCTAGAGATGGTAGCATGCCAGATAAAAACGCTTTAGTTGGTGTGCAAAAATTAGCTGCGGCAAATTCTAACACAGCTACTAGGCATATATTACAAGCTGGTTTATATTTAACAGCTGAAACAGCAGAGTGTTTATCACTAAGAATATCTGATATTATAGAATACTCTCCAACTAAAGATGCGTTTATACAGGCTATTGGCGCTCACAACGTAGCTACACTTGAGGAGATGAAAGACTTGTATTTGTATGACTTTGGTATATTTATTAATTTAATGCCTGATGAAGAAGAAAAGGCTATTTTAGAAAATAATATACAAATGGCATTGCAACAAAAAAGTATAGAGCTTGAAGATGCTATTGATTTAAGAGATATAAAAAATATAAAGCTAGCAAACCAATTGCTTAAAATACGTAGAAAGAAAAAAGGTGAAAAAGACCAAGCTTTACAACAACAAAATATACAGCTTCAAACGCAGTCTAATACTCAAGCTGCGCAAGCAGCTGCTCAAGTTGAAATGCAAAAAGAACAAGTTTTAAACCAAGGCAAAGCTCAATTAGAACAAATGAAAGCTCAGATTGAATCTCAAAAAATGCAACAAGAAGTAGAAATGAAAAAGCAATTAATGGCTTTAGAGTTTCAATATAGCATGCAGCTTAAAGGTATTGAAGTTGATGGTATGAAAAGTAGAGAGAAAGAGAAAGAAGATCGTAAAGACGAAAGAACAAAAATACAAGCTACACAGCAATCAGAAATGATTGACCAAAGAAATAGTGGTAAAGCACCTAAAAACTTTGAGTCCGCCGGTAATGATATACTAGGTGGAGGATTTGATTTAGGCTCGTTTGACCCTAGTTAAAATTATTAATTATTATTATATTATATTATGGAAGAAAAATTAGAAGAAGTAGTCGAAGAGACTACCCAAGAAACAACTGAACAAGTTGATGAAAGTAAATTTGAATCTGCAGGTGATGACGGCGTTATTAAAGTAGATTTAAGTAAACCCCCAACACCAAAAGAAAAAAATGAAACTAAAGAAGACAACGCTGACAACAGCGGAGTGGTTGCAAGCACTGAAGATGCCAAGCCCACACAAGAACAAGAAGAAGTACAGCCGGAAACTGAAACACAAGAAACTCCAGTATTAGAAGAAATTACTGAAGAAGAAGTTGAAGAGG